GGTTCAACATATCGCCTGCTGGCCCACGTAACCCACCTTGTATATCTACAGGTTTTCCATTGCTATCTCTTACTACTTCGAATCCTACCGTGCATCTACAATTACACACGTTACCTGCGCTGCCGTTAGGGTCTCCGGGGAACTCCATAATATCTATGCTGCGTAAACCGGGAACGGTAAACGGCTCATCTATTCGTGTAGTCTTTCCATCCATGTGTAGATGGTCATAATCATTGCGGGGTATTCTACGTGTGCGGTCATCGGTTATAGCTATCCATTCTTTAACGGTTAGTAACCCAGTTGATACCGCCCCAAGCATTGCACCTTGATTAGCTGCTCTTGTTGTTTCAGTACGTGCGATTAATTCAGCCCTGTAAATATTGATGCCTAATTTCTCAATCTCTTTCATCATTTGCAATATGCTCCACCCTTCTTGCATACCCTGTATCAATACTTTGCGGATAGTTTCCTTCGTAGTAGATGTAATGCCGTTGACTAAACTTGTTAGCCCTTGTTCTAAAAATAGTTTTATAACTGCCGCCCATCTTTGTTCAGGTGTCATGGAATCCTTTACACCTGCCGACTTGCGTATTTTGTCATAGTTGTACTTAGCCATTGTGATACCTGCATCGTTGTGCAGTTTGCGGATGTACTGCTTTAGCTTTTCCTCATCCGGCTGCTCACCTTTGAGTAGTGCCATACATTGCTTATCCAACTCACGCTTGATAAGCACCCTGTATCGTTTGCGATATGCGTTATAAAGTTGGCGGTACATCAATAGGCAGGTTAGTGAAATCATCAACGGGTGTCAAACCTTGCGGAATATACAACTTTTGATAATCCTCAATCGGTACATTCGGATCGGGTGCAAGTCCCTGTATTTTTAGTTTCTGCTCAGGCGTTAACCACCATGCAGTATTTAACCATGTACTTTGCTCTGCCCTGTTTGCTTCAAGTTCGGAGTAGATGCTCATGTCAAAGTCCACGAATATATCGCTACCCTTATACCCCCAGTCGGTTTGCATCTTGCGGTTAATGTTATCACGAATGGCAGTTAGTTCCGGTAACACCGCCCGAATGGTTAGTGATTTCTCCGCTTCCTTCATGTTATTGTAGGTAGCTGCATCTGTATTACCCAGTAACACCGGAGGTACACCATAGATTGAACATAGTGCCTCCTTATCCCATTTCTCCGCTTCTATTAATTGTAAGTCCTTCGCAGGTAACCCAATCTGCGCCCATCCTACTTTGTAGCCCGATACGGCTGCGCTGCCATGCTTTGCGGCCCCTGTGTTCGCTGATATTTGCATCTTGAGTGCCTGTGCTTGTTCGCTGCCGGATAAAGGGTCAAAGCGTTGGTCATCCATGTATAACACCCCTAACGGCCCCATGTTATCGAACATCGCTACGGATGCCTCCTTGCTTGCATTGGAACGTGTCAGTACCTTAGATGCAGCACGTAGCGGTGATAATCCGTACAACTGCCCTCCGGTCGCATTCCATTCGGGGTTGAAGTATTTATCATGCAGAATCTCAATAGTATTGAAAGGGATATACTGCCCGTAGTAAAGTTGATAGGCTACCTTCTTTGGGGGGAACTGCTCAATATCTACTTTGATTGCCATGTATTGGGATGGCAGCATATAAAGTTCTAACGGCTTGCCTCTGTTTACTGATTCCTCACCGACCTGCTTTGCATACATGAAAGCATTGCCTGTTATCTTCTTAAACCCGACCCATTGCTCTATAATGTCGCTCCATGTATCTTCAGAGTTCGGGTATTTGAGTAATTCATTCAGCCTGCTATCGCCTTCGTATATCTCGAATGCCTCTTCTTTCAGTTCCTTCAGTTTGGCATAGTCAGTAATAGCATCCGGTTGCTGCATCTTAGCCATGTAGCGCTTCTGCGCTGCTTTATTCTTTACACGGTACACAAACCAGGGCGCAACCTTTGCTTTTTGGGTTATCAGCGTAATGATGGCATACACTAAATCATTGCCTATGTAACTATCCCGAACTATCTCTGCTTGATTCTGCCCATCCCACGTGAGTAACCCACGCTCTACCGACATTTGCATAGGCATCTTAGCGGGTGCCGCCTTACGATTAAGAAAATCGAATAAACCCATATTAAAATGATTTATACAAAATTACACCGAAAACCCTTACCATACCGCCACCTTGAACGCTGGCTTATGTAGGTGGGTGAATATGGCATACCGCATCGCATCAAGGGCATCATCTGATTCCTTTACAGGTTCATCAATCACATTATCGTTTTTATCCTTGCGCCATTTGTAGGATTGCAGTTCACGAATGATGTCTTTGCTATCCTTGTGTACGAATAACGGATATGATTTCACTTTCAGTATCCCTGCCCATACTTCTTTGTTTGCAGTTTGTGCGTTGATACCGCCCCTGTATAGTTCCTCAATGCTTTTCGGTTCGGCTGCATCGCAGTACACGGGCTTGCGGTCGCTGATATGATCCTTCACTTCCCTGCTTATTTCAGATGGGGTTAATCCGGATTTGTAAATCAGTTGCTTTACATAATTTGCCCCCTGGTAATGGCATACCTTGACAAGCGCAAGCGGATGCACATAACCGAAGTCTAATCCATAGAATATATCGCCCCCTTCGGGTAACTCATCTGTTATTTGCCATTGGGTATAAATAATCTCCTTCGCTGCACCACGCTGACCCAGTCCGTAAACTTTCCACATGAAATCATCGGGTAATGATTTGTAGCTTTCTATCGTATCAATCTGAATCTGCGAAAGGTTACCGAGGTTATTAAGATAGGTTGAATGTATGCGTTTATTTATTGGGTTGTCCGATACTTCATAAACCCATGATACGAAATCGGCAGGATTCCAGTCTAAGAATATCTTACCCGTTGTACGCATCGCCAGTTGGTCGAATAACGCCTTACGGATTAGGTTGGCTTCATTAACAAATAGTATATCCCTACCGGGCCCACGTGCCTTGCCCTCATCTTCTAACCCGAATAGTTCGATGTAGCTTCCATTATCAAATCGGTAGATAAAATCGGTGTAGCTGAATTTCTTGTCATCCCACAAATGCCATTCCTCCATGATTGTTTTGAAATCCCTGTATGCCCCACGTTTGATGTGTGGTAGGGAGTGCGATACAATAGAGATGCGGATGTTTTTGGCATTCTTATCGGCTGCAATGGATATAAGAAGTTGCACTATAGAGTAACTTTTACTACTCCGTGAGCCGCCCTCATTGCAGATAATAGGGGCATCGCTTTTGTATGCGGCTACGTTTTCGTAAAATACCGGGGTTGCTCTAATCTGTTTGGATACCATCGTTAGGTTGCTTGGATTTCAGGAACTCTTCAAAATCAGATTCGCAAATACCGGTAAGTGCTAGCCTATCAGCCCATTTAGCAAACTCAATTGCAATTTGTTTTGTTATTTCTGCTGATTTAGATGCTGCCTTATCTTTATCTATTTGATATATGGCAGAATGTTTTATTAATTCATATTCAGTATCATTAATAGCATCTAAATGTAGTTGTTCAATATAATTCATACAATATAATTTAACTCGTTAAAATTCCACAGGTCTTAAATTCGTTTAACGTACAAAACTCTTCTTTAGTCTTTTGTAAAGTTGCGTAAACATTCCACCCATCAGTAGTATTGCCCATAGCAGCAACGCTACCAACAGAGATAAGGTTATAGCCGCAGACTTGAGCCAAACAAAGGTAGAACGCTTCGGTGTAGTAGTTGAATCCATGTCCGGGCCAGTTGCCTGTTTTGGGGTTTTCGGAGATGATATAACCTCCGAGTTTAACGAGGTTGTGTTTGTTTTTCCAACAATTGTATATGGCTTTGATGTCATGCTTGCCGTTTGTGCCAACGTGTTCGCTCGTTCCTGCATCCACCAATAAATCAAACTGCTTGTCGAACTTGTGTAATCGGGATAAGTCCAGCGGGGTGCTTCCGTTTTCACCCGATATGTCAATGGCTTCGTAATCTTTGCCGGCATAGTAAGAATCTTTAGTGTAAGGTGCGGGTAATGGTACCCTGTAATCGTTTTGCGCTCCGAGGTCTACCACCGATTGTATATGTGGCAGGTAGGGGTCTATTAGTTTTGTTGTTTCGTGA